ACAGGCACTCGACCTTCTCGACCTTCCCGAGTTCAAGCTGCGTTCGTCGGGTACAACTGATGCCCGCCTGAACCTGAAAACTCCGGTTCCCAACTCGGCAGATTTCTATATTCATGGTGGAACTCCGGAAAACGAGGTTATGCTAGTAGACCCGGCAGCTGCCATGATTAAGCTGACTGCAAAACAGCTCATGCTGGAATCGGAAAGAATCGTATCCAACCAGACCGAGGCTATCTATGCTTCGCTGACGACTGGTTTCTCTAAGATGTACCAGGATGCTTCTATCCTCATCGACGCAACGAAGAACTTCAGTACTCAGGGATTCCCTGATTACATGAACGTGGATAACTACCTGACCGGTATCATCGAGTAAATCTCACAACTCAAACCTGGGAGCGGTGTAATGCCGCTCCCTTTAATCAATTTAACTATGGCAAGTCCCAAGTACATAAAACTTAATCCGAAAGCCAGTATATTCTACGACCAGGCTTCCAAGATTAAGGTTCTCCGTAACGAGGTTGTGGAGATAACCGAAAAACAGTTCAACTCCCGGGTAATCAAAGCAGCTCTTGCTAACGGTTACCTTCAGGAAGCAAAAGCCGACGAGTTAAAGGCTAGCGGTGTAAAGGCAAATACACCCGCTACCAAGAAGGAAGTAGACCTGGAAGCCGTTAAGAAGAAGTTCAAAGACCTAGTCGAGGCAGAAGAGGCTCCCGAGAAAATCAAGGAGCAGTTCAACACGGAAGAGCTGAAGGCCTTGGCCATCTCCCTGGAGATTGAGCCTGAAGAGGGTGATACCAAGCTCGACCTGGTGAATGCTATCCTCGATGAGTTGAAGGACGAAGACGACGAGTAAGCTATGGAAACGGTAGATTTTTTATCTACCGTAGTTGGACTCAATGCAAGGTTTAGGGGATTCGCTGATGAACTACCCCACGACTTTACAGTAACATGGGTATTTGGTGATGGGAAGACAGAATCACACGTTGGTGTGGTAACTGCTTCCCATCTTTATGAAGCTTCTGGTGACTACGTGGTCAAGATGACCATAACTAACAACGTCGGAGGAGTTGCATTATCCAAGACTCAGGTTATTGGGGTTAGTGAAGAGGTAAAGACCCAGTTGCCTGGCAGTATCTACGAGCTGATAGACACTTATATCCCTGAGGATATCTTCGGTAAACTTACGCTTAAAGAGAAGCAACAGTTTATTGAAAAATGGCAGCTATATATTCAGCCGCTAGTAAATCATGAAGTACCTATAGAGGAATTTAATAATGAGTTGTATTACGAAGCTCTAGAAAACCAGCTAATTATGGAATTGGCAGCCTATGATTATATGGTAGTGCAGATTTCATTGATGGTTGGTGCCACTGCAGAATCAGTTAAAGAGAGTAACTCATCCTCTACATCTGAATCCGAGTCTTCAGAGTCAAGCCGGGGTTCAGGTGAGGTTAAGCGAATACAAACAGGTCCAACTGAGGTAGAATTCTTCAACGATACTGACTCTGAATCTAAAACCTCATCAAATGTCATAAAAGCAATGCAACCAGGTGGAGTTATTGATATACTTAAACAAAATCTGTGTATGCTTGCTGAAAGACTTTCCATCTATCTACCCATTTGCCGAACAGTGAAGAAGGTAGTAGTTCCAAAAGTAGTCAACCACCGGAGGCCAGGACCATTAGATGGCCCAGACCCAGGCTTCCCTGTAAAGAGATAGGGTATGGCACGGAGGAAAAGGATTACAAAAGGAGTATGGGACCGATACAAGGCCATTGTAAATGACTTTGTTGAAGTGGATGCAGGTAAACAACCTCTAATCTGGTTAAAGAGATTTGACCAGATTCTGTCTTACGGTGAAGATACTGGTAATAACTACGAACCGTACTTTCTGGACGGATTGATTCAGTACAACTTCATAAGAACTTGGCCTTCATTAAAAGAGACTGTTTCAGGTGAACTGGACGGTATAAATATTGTATTATATGTAACTAAAAGGTCACTTGAAGAGAATGGACATCTAACCAAAGAAGGTTATTGGAACTTTGACTGGGTACAGGATAAGTTCGTAATCAATGGAAAGGTCTATTCACCAACTGGTGATACTCAGGTTGCTCAGGCACATGATGAAGCTTTGCTCTTTTTTGTAGTACTGAAGAGAGAAACTCCAGAAGAAACTAAAAAGATACTCTCCTACATGGAGAACATCGATAGGTACGTAGAGTTAACTAAGTACATCCTTGAGTTAAGCGAAATGAATAACTATGAGGATGAAACTACCGTGAAGACTAATACGACATTCAAAGTTAAACCCAAATAAAAAAAAAATGGCCGAAGTAAAACAGAACGGTGTAGTAGTCAATCCTTCATCTGGTTCAGGTGATACCACTTTACAGGTAAAAGCTGAAGTTGCCAATCGTGGCAATCGTTTAGCACAGGTTGCTACCTTTGAAGTAGAGGGTACAGGAGTAGCTAAGAAGAAGCAATTCATTGCTAATCATCTCCCAGCAGCCGAGTTTATCAGGTTTGATAATACTAACCCGGCAGTAGATAAGGATGGTGGTACGATAACCTTATCCGGTGTATCAAACACTACCAAAATCACCTTTTCTAAGGGTACGGGAGATATTATCGGGGCTGATGTTGCAGCTATTAAGTTTATGGCAAACGGTGCTGAAGTTACAAGCGGTGTTGCAATCGCTGGCGACCCAGGTGCTAAAGCAAAATATAATTTCAGCCTTACACTGAGTGCTGCAGCTAATGAAACCATAGAAGTTCGTACGCAACAGATTATTGCTACAGCTAATGGTGGTCAGAAAGCAACTGCTACTCTCCATCAGACTGCAGGTGACCCATTCATCGAAGTTGCACCGACTTCAGTCGATGTTCCTCAGGATGGTTCGGTAGTACAGGTTACGGTGGACACCAACACTACCTTTACGGTTACTCCCAAGGCATAGGACCAAGGGATTTTGGTATAGAGGGGTGGGATATCCCCTCTATATCCCTAATTTAATAATCAGAGTATGGCAAAAGTTAGTATACCATGGGATGACGGCTCCGGAGATAATTTTTATATTGATTATACCGGAATAGAAGGAAGTTCTGAATCCCTGATAACTTCAGACACAAACCTTACTGGAGTAGAGAGAAGGAAGACTTTGGTATTTAGGACTACAACTACCGGAGTAACAACTGCCCAACAAGCTGAGGCTTATCTCACTGTAGTTCAGATGACTGATAGTTTAATTGTAGCCACATTCTCCAACATAGTATCTATGTATGACGACCAGAAAGCTGGATATAAGCAACAGAATACAAGACGAAAGTAAACAATAAATATAAATATCATGGCAGAATTTCATGAAATAGGTAGTTCTCAGTTTACTGACGTAACTCCCACTGGTACCGAACAAATTCAGATATCAGCCACACAGAAAACTACCTTGCAGAAGATAGCCAACCTTTTCAAAGGTAAGGCTGACCCTAATAATTTAGTAATAACTGATTTTAATGATTCAGCCCCCTTTTCTGATGGTACTCAAAATACTAAGGTAAAGTTCTTCGTGGCTAATGCTAATACTGTAGTAAATGGACCATCTAATACAGGCATAACTTCTGGTAATTATTACGGTATAGCCATAGCCACTGGTTTAATGCCTACTATAGGACGAGTAGAATATTTACTATGGGTACAAGGCAAGAAAACCTTATTCCGTGGATATAAAGTGTATATATCTGGTAATGTAAGTACCGATTCTGGTTGGGAAGAGGTAAGCGGTGGTGGAAGTCTTTCTGACCTAATGATACCTAGTTGGTCAGATATCATTAGGTATGGTGATGTCCAAGACCCTTATATCCAAAACGGTGATACTCTAGTAGATGCTCTAAGGAAGTTACAATGGATGACAGGTAATAATACTGTTAAAACCTTTGGAGATTCTTCTGGAATAGGTATGATATGGTGGGACGGTGATACTCAGAATGACTTATTTACTGCATTCTATCTCATGATAGAAACTCATGAGATATATTTCCTATTCGAGGGTACTTTTAGCGATTTAGGTGACCACGCTACAGAAGACCAAATCATTGGCTACATTATAAAAGAGGGTAATGCGGTATATATAGGTACAACCAGTTTGATAGAGTATACATCTGGTACAAATGTAGTTAGGAATCTAAGAGGTAAAGAGTCTCTTTGGTATACTGGTTCAAGTAATCCCACACTGACCCTACTAGAACATACTTTCAATGACCTAGCCCCAACAGCTTCACTTATATGTGCATATAATATAACTCCTACATTTAGTAAACAAAATAGTACAAGTGTGATACACATGCACCAGAATGCAGCCGATGTAGCACCTACCTCCGGTTATAAGGTGTACACCATACTCTGCCAAGTAGTGGGAAGTGTAAAACATTTCTTTATAAATGTGGCTCCATACAACTAAAACTATAAACCATGAACATTACAAAACTTGGATGGCTATACATTTCCTTGGCCATAGCTTCAGTAATTATCTTCTCCTGCATTTGGAGATGGTTGGACAATGGGTTGGTAGCTTTCTTGCTCATCTTATACCCGATAGTGTATTTCATTGCCGGTTATTTTGTTCACTATCTCAAAGTAAAGGCATCTCTTAAGAAAGAATAGGCAATGTCCAGTATCTTAAAAGAACACCAACATAAAACTAAGTTTGGTAAGTTCCTGCATATTCTTGGGCATATCATTTTGTATATTTGGCAATTACCTCAAAACCTTGCCGGACTCGGTTATAAAATAATCCTACGGGGTGAGAAAAGAATCCTAAAACAAAGGAGTACTGCTTTCTATGTGGCTCCAACAATGAATGGAGGAGTAAGTTTAGGAAACTATATCTTCCTATCAGAGAAGTCAGGATTAAGAGAACCAGTATATGACCACGAGTTTGGTCATTGTATTCAATCTCGAATTCTTGGTCCATTATACTTACCAATCGTGGGCTTATGTAGTGGATTACATTGTATGCTACACAAACGTACTAATAACTACTACGATTTTTGGACAGAGAAGTGGGCAAACAAGCTCGGGGGAGTAGAAGGTTATGCAGGCGAGTTCCATTATCATAAGGATGGTATCATAAGGACTGTTTACGATGAACTGAAGGCTTTTTACAATAAATACTTCTAACAAATGGCAAGGAAGGTAAATATCACACTTCCCAAAGTATCTGACCTTGTACTTCAGGTAAAGCTAAACGGTGAATGGCAAAAGGTAGAATCTTTAGTCAGTAACCTTGGGCCAAGTATGCAGAGGGGATATGATAAAGCTGTGAG